CGTAAGAAGTATGAAGATGTATTCGGTGTTATGCTTACCGATTGGATAGATACTGGCACCACGTTTGCACAGCAAAGGTATATAACCGAAACGTATGAAGATACCCAAGGTCATACCAAAACGTTATATCAAGGTTGTGTGCTTGAGAAGATTAACCCTGAAGATATAGTGTTCGATGTTACAGCTACATCATTCAAGGCAGCACGTAAGATTATCCGTAAGACCTACGGCCTTGGTGATATTCGCAGGATGGTGGATGAGGATGCCTCGACACCTTTCACACATGAAATACTTGATGAGCTACGGACTACTCGAAACTCTGTAAGGTCATCTGGTATCGGTGGTAGTACTGCTGGTATAGACTGGAAGACTGAAACATTAAGTAAGTCAGGCTTTGGTAGCCTACTGGATTACTTGCAGGGTGATACCGTCGAAGTGCTTGAGTACTACGGCGACTTCTATTCCATGGAGAGTGGTGAGTACCTTAAGAATCATAAGATTGTAGTTGTCGATAGACGTAAGGTAATTTATAATGAGCCTATCCGTTCACGTAACGGTAGCCAGTACATTTATTATTCTGGGTGGGAAGATAGACCAAACAACTTGATGGCCATGTCACCACTAGCTAGGCTAGTAGGCATGCAGTACAAGCTGGACAAGTTGGAGAACCAACGGGCAGATGCATTCGATAGAATCATTAATCCACCAATGGTGGAAGTAGGTGATGTAGAGTTCCATGGTACGCGCGGCGCACCGGGAGGTCGCTATGTAGTCGATGAAGAAGGTAGTGTTAAAGAGTTGACACTTGATGCCAAGGTTCTTAATGCTGACTTCCAAATGCAGACTATGATGTCTATCATGGAAGAGATGGCAGGCAGTCCTCGCAACGCTTCAGGGTTCAAGACTCCGGGAGAGAAGACAGCCTTTGAGGTACAGTTCTTAGACAACGGTGCTAACCGTATCTTCAGAACCAAGACCAACAAGTTTGAAAGTGAAGTGATAGAAGAAGTAATGAATGATATGGTGGAGCTCGCGCTCGACAACTTAGGTGAAACAGATTTAGTTTCCAGCGAGAGTACTGAGTTTAATACTCAGGTATTCACAGCGGTAAGCAAGTCAGACCTTAACATCAGTGGTACATTACGGGCACGAGGAAGTCGTTTGTTTGCAGAGAAAGCTAATGCCTTGCAGAACCTTTTAGGTATCTTCAATACAGGTGCAGCTGAGTTAATCAAACCGCATACTTCCCGTATCAAGTTAGCACAGGCGTTCGAAGACTTAGCCGACCTTAAAGGATTGAACTTGTTCGTAGAGAACATAGGTATTCAGGAAGATGCCAAGTCCGCACAGATGGCTAACCAGAGCCAGCAGTCTACTGAAGAAGTGGATGCAGTTAATACACAACCATCATCTGAAGATGATATAGAGGAATAAATGAAGACCATTCGTTTAGTAAAGAAATTGGAAAGGATACAGCTTCTCACGCACAGTGAGTTGCGTAGCACAGCTGCAGCATTCAATGATAGTACAGCAGTTGTAGGATGTATCCAAGACTACATAGGTAGTGAGCTTGACATACTCAACAAGGAACTTGCAAACCCTGAGAAGCTGTTTAAGAATAGCAACTCAGATAATTATGTCGCGTTCAAACTAGCAGAGCGTGGCTTATATTTAAAACTATTAAGTTTGTTAACCGAACAAATAACAATTGACGATGACCAGTCAGGAGAGTACAATGAGTAATATATTATTTAGTAATAAAGAAAACGATTCTAATAACCAAAAGGAATTAACAGGTGAAGACAGTCTTAAACTATTAGTTGGCGAAGGAAAGAAATACGCCACAGTGGAAGACATGGCCAAAGGAATGGTACATGGTCAGAACCATATTACTAACCTTGAGCAAGAGGCGACCGCCTTTAAAGCTAACGCACAAAAACAATCTAGTATAGATGATATACTCGCAGCCATTAAGAAAGGTGGTGGCGGTAATGATGATAACAACAATCAGCAGAAGAGTGATGAGCAAGGTGCCGCAGACCAGCAGCAACAAGCCGCTAATCAGCAAGTTGATATTGCAACACAGATTAAAGATGCACTAGCAGCACAGAGTCAAAGTCAACAAGCAAACGTAAATGTCCAATTGGTCACTGACAGCTTGAGTAAGTCTTTAGGCAATCGTGCTAATGAAGTGTATACTTCGGTAGGTAAATCGCTGGGGGTTGACTTAGATGAATTAGCTAAGACATCACCTGAAGCAGTGATTAAGTTATGTACTGGACAGGCTACCCCTGCACAGCAACAAGGCAACTTACCAAAAGGAACATTCACTCCCGGTCAGCAAGTCCATAACATTAATGGGGAGCTGAACTATGATGGCATACAAGCACAATACGCCAAGGGCGGTATGTCCCGTGAAAAGAAATTTCAGTTAGAGATGTCACAAGCACTTAAGCTTGGTGATTCATTCTACAATAAATAGGAATTATATATGTCTGGTAATACAACTAGCAACACTCAAGCGCTGATTCGCTCTGAGCTGTGGCAGGTACAACTAGAAGAAATTTTACATGAGAACTTAATGGGCGTACCTTTCGTTCGCCAAGTAGACTTCCCGGATGGCACAGCATTTACCATGCCGTCAATCAGTACACCTCAAGTACGTGATTTACCTGAAGGTGCTGAAGTAACTTTCGATGCATTAGATAGCGGTGAAACGACTATCACAATGAACGCTCCGATTATCGCAGCTAACTCTCTAAGCCAAGTGCTTATGGAAGATGCGTTGTGGGCACAGGAAGCAATCAGTTCTATCCCGGTAGAGCAAGCTCAAGCAATCATGGAACGATTCGAAACAGATACATTGGCCTTGGCCATGAACCAGTTTGCTGGTACAAGTAATGCTAATACTATTAATGGCGTAGGTCATCGTAAGATTGCTGGCGGTACTAACGAAGTAATCATTGCTAATGACTTTGCATTTGCTGGTTACAGCTTGCAGAAAGCTAAGGTGCCACGCCAGAACTTGATTGCCATTGTTGACCCTAGTGTAGCGTACTCGTTAGAGACTTCGACTAACCTAGTCAACGTAAGCAACAACCCTAAATGGGAAGGCATTATCGAAACAGGTATTGCTGAGAACTTCCGTTTCATCCGTAACATCTTTGGCTTTGATATCTTTGAGAGCAACATGTTACCAGTGATGAACGAAACGATTGGTGGTTTAACTACCACTGCAGGTAAAGCGAACATCTTTACTTCGTTGGCTCGTCCTAGCTTAGCGCCGTTTGTATTGGCATGGCGACGTAAGCCTACGCTTGTTTCTGAATGGAACAACAAGTTGAAACAGACTGAAGTTGATACCACTGCACGTTGGGGTTCAGGTTTAGTTCGTGATGAGAACTTAGTAGTTATCGGTAGTGATACCGACCAAGTAACCTAGGAGATATTCATGGGTACACGTATTAGTATTACGCCATTAGGAGGCAGCCGTCGCGCTGCTTCTCATTACGGCACACGAGAAATTGAAGACAAACTGCCTAGTAAACATGCTGGTAGTCAGGGCACACAGAAACTAACATTAACTTTCAGCTACGATGATTTACCTGTAGTTGGTTTGGACGAAGCAATCCTTCGCCTCCCGGCTAACAGTCGAATCAAGTCTGCAACGCTACGAGTTGTTACTGCCTTGGCAGGTACTACTCCTACTGTGACAATCGGTGTGACTGAGCCTGACGGTTCAACCATTGATGCTGACGGTATTGATGTTGCCATCGCTGCAGCTGCATTAAGTGTAGTCGGTGAGACAGTTAAGTGTAATGGTGCATTGGTAGATAACACTGACGGTATCGGCTCTGAAGCTGGCCAGATTGTTGTTACTACTGGTGGTACTGTAACGGCTGGCAAGTTCACACTAGATGTAGAATACGAAGAGTTATTCGCTCGCGCATAGGCTATGCCTACCGTGACTAAGTTAATTGGGGAGCCTTAGTAGGGTTCCCCTTTTTTCGTTTATAAGGATTAATATTATGCCAGCTCATAGCAGCTTGACAGGTACAGAGTTACATGAACCTAAGAATATGAGTGCCCTCACTGGAGGCGCTTCAGACATTGGTAAGGCAATCTTATCCAAAGGTGATGGTACAACAGAAGTTAGAAATCTTAATCAGTCGGAAATCACTACAGATATTACAGGTTGGGCTAACTATGGGGACTTATTACAAACCTCAGGCAACAAGACAGCAATGACAGGAGGAGCGCGGCACGTTGTAGTTAACGATGGTGCTGGAGCATTCACTGACGAAACACACCTTCCTGCAGGAGTGACAAAGTTTTGGGATACGTCATCTAATACATTCGTTCACCTTAAGGATGGTGACGTGTACCAAGTACGTATAGTATTTAAGATAGATGGCGCTGGCGCTAATGATGTTATCAAGTTAAGCGTTCGTGACAAAGGCGGTAGCATAGACTTCTTTAATGAAACTATAGTGCTTCAGAAGAGTGCAGGCGCACAGCATGACATAGTGAAACACTATACTATCTTCGCGGACTCCGCTAGTGTAGCAGCAGGAGTAGAGGTTGCAATCACTCCGGATAGTAATACTAATTTATGGGATATCTTCTACATGATAACTCGTATCCACGGAGGCTAAGATGGCCAGACAAAAGCTAGTAGACACAAAGATTCAGGTCACTCGTGGCTTTGTTACTGAGTATACTCCAGTAGGCTTTCCTCAAGAAGCTGCCATTGATATTGATAACTGTGTTATTGATGTTGATGGTAGTGTTAGGCGTAGACCCGGACTTGACCTAGAGGCATCGTTCGTACTTAACAATGTTAATGGTGCCATAGTAGGTAAGGGTGATTTACAGAGCCAAGCATTCAGTACCTTCTTATGGGAAGGGGTGGCTAACTCAGGCACACTTAATATCGTGGTAGTGCAGCTGGGATTGATACTACAATTCTATGCACAGATAGGTGCTGTATCCTCCAACCTATTAGGAGAGCTGGACTTGTCTGCACATGCATCGCCATTAGATGGTGCAGCAGCAATAGCATTTGAGTTTGCAGGTGGGCTAGGTTCTTTGTACGTAGTTAGTAAGCAGCTGGCTATACTCCAGATAACTTATGATGGCACCAGTTTTACAGTGAAGGAAATACTATTAGAGGAAAGAGACTTCAATGGTTTGGATGATGGCCTAGCTAATGATGAGCGACCTACAATTCTAGACCGTAACCATTACTACAATCTACTTAACCAAGGGTGGACAGATGATAACCTTAAGACCTTCGGTGGCGTTAGTGCTGGTACTGATTTATGTAGTGCAACGGGTGGCTCTGGTTTAGCTGGCAGTCCTGATTGGCCAAGTAATTCCGATATCATGTCCGTTGGCATAGTAGTTAATAGCTCCGCTGACTTAGAGTTTGATGCAACCTATGTACGTGAGAGTTATTTGGGTAACACTCCTGCACCTAGGGGTCATTTTGTAGTTACGTCGTTCTTTAAAGATTATGATGCTGTAAGTGGTTGCTCAGGTATGGGCAGTGAGATTACTACCGCACGTCCTGAAGCTGTAGCCTTCCATCAAGGGAGAGTATTCTTTACCTCCCCTGTAGTACAGAACAGAGTTAATGGTATCTTCTACAGCCAGAACTTAATCAACATTAACAAGGTAGGATTCTGCTACCAAGAGGCTGACCCAACAGCTACCGAGATTAACGACCTGATTGCTACCGATGGCGGGTTTCTACCTACTCCGGGCATTGGCCAGATAATCAAGATGACTGAGTTTTCTAACGGTGTGGTTATCTTTGCAACTAACGGTGTGTGGTATTTAACAGGAGCAGAGCTAGGAAGCCCTGTAACAGCAACTAGTATTAGACTGGACAAGGTGCATGGCAGTGGCTGTTTAAGCGCTGCATCTGTCGTTGACGCAGAGTCTCAGCTGTTTTACTGGGGCAATGAGGGAGTTATGTCCATAGGAGTGGACGAGGCTGGAACAGTAAAAGCTAGTAGTGTAACCCAAACTAGCATACAGCAATTCTATGTGAACATATCAGCTACTGCTCGTAAGAATACTACGGGTATATACTTACCAGAACAACGTAAGATTTACTGGGCATACAGAGACACTGGCGTAAATGATACTAGTGAAGAAGTTAACTACAACAAGATGCTTGTCTTAGACTTAGATGTCAAGGGGTGGTACAAGTATTCAATAGCAGAGGATGCAGATAACAACTTCCCTGAAGTTATGGGACTGGCTAAGGTTGCTGCCATTGCAGCAGGAGTAACAACTACTGAGAATGTAACCGACTCTATGCTGGTAGATGTAACCGATAGCTTAGGTGCAATTGTAACGGTGGCAGTAGAGGCAGATGGTGCACAGGTTAGCACGTTGAAGCTGGCTACCATGGTATACTCTACACTGGACACTGGCTATAAGTTATCGTTCTCATCATTTACTGATAAGGCATTCGTTGACTGGAGGTTTAGCTCCGATGACGGTTTAGGTTTACCTATGCAATCGTTCGTAGAGTTTGCTGAGTTCAACATGGGAGCAGTGCATACCAAAGGTAAGCCTACGTATGTTCATAGTTACTTTGCCAGAACAAGTAAGAACCTTAACCCCGGTGGATACTATGAGTTACCACCACTGTTCTTTAACAGTACAGGGCTAAGAGTTACGCAGTCTTTAATTGAAGTACTGTACAATGAAGCATCAGACTTAAGAGTTACGCAGTCCGTTATAGAAGTTCTATACTCGGCAGCATAGGAGATTAACAATGTTACAATTTATAGATGGCTTCGACCATTACTACTTATCAAATGACCCCGGATTTACTGGTGGTGCAGCGTCAGGCGAGCAGAAGTGGGACTCCACATCCTTTGCTGGCGAGCTGCGTACTAAGCAGAATGAGGGCAGGTTTGGTAGCCCCGGTGCCTTGCAGATTAAAGGTAGTTCGGGTGGTGGCTTAATTCGTAAGAATGCTGAAACAGCTAGAGATGAAATGATAGTGGGTGTGGCCTACAAGGCTGCATCAGCAACGTACACTACTACCTTGAAGTTTAACCTGAGTGATGGTGGCTTTGTACAGTGTGCCTTGGTAGGTGCAACTAGTACTATACAAGTAACCTCAGACACAGGCATAAGTGATACGTCAGCAGCAGTACTTGTTGCTGGTACATGGCAGTACATAGAGTTCCGCGTTAAGGTGGGTGCCACAGGAGGTGAAGTAGAAGTACATCGCAACACTACAATTATCAATAACCTAACATCACAGAATACAGGTGAGGATGGTGTAACCATAACCTCGTTAGATATCCTAGCAGGAGATAACAACCAGCAAGATTTCCTTGATGACTTGTACTGGCTGGATATGACAGGTACTACTAACAATGATTTCTTAGGAGACTGTCGCGTATCTGTATTGAATGCCAAAGGCAATGGTGCTACTAACGACTTCAGCCTTACTAGTGATACACCTACGGACTTAGATAACTTTCAAGCGATAGTAGATGACGATGGTTTGTGGTCTGACCGTGACCATAGTTATGTAGAGTCTGGCCTTATTGGTGCTCGTGAGATTTACGATAGTCAATCCTTAGCAGACATAGCGATTACACCTACTACTGTGTTTGGTGTGCAGCTAGTTAACAATACTAGGAAGACTGCTACTGGTGTGCTTAAGTATCGAGATGAGATTACCATAGCAGGTACGCAGTATGATAACGGTACAGATGCTGTTCCCGGTTCAGGTGATTACCATATGACACGGTTCATGATGAACACCGACCCTAGTGATAGTGCCACATGGACTGAGGCTAAGGTAGCCGCTATCAGTGCAGGGTTTGTTATTACCGAGAGACAGATATAGTGGTTACTTCCGACACGTATGGGTGCCTGCTTACAGCCAAGTTTGATTTCGCAATCGACGGTGTATCAGGCAAGTGGAGTACGCCACAACAAGTGTACAAGTACAGTACCTTGAGATTCAACAAGACAGAAACTGAAGCAGCTTATCCTTACAGTATCATTGACACACGTGTAAAGGTTAGAGGTACTGGTCGTGTAGTAGTTATGCGGTATGAGTCCGAGCCGGGTAAAGACTTCGAATTAGTAGGTAGAGTAACACCATTCACAGCAGAAACTGAGGGGTAGCCCGTGGCTAAACGAACTATATTACAATGGATACAGGAACTAGGTGAAGGCATAGGCTCCGATGAGATTGATAGTATTGATGAGACTATTGAAGCATCAGAGATTATGACTATCTTTAAAAGAACTATTGATGGCATCATCAGTCGTAAGACTTGGGAGTTTACTAGTGACAGGATACGCCAGCTGGATGCAAGGGAGGATGGTAGTACCCAGCTCAATACCTTGCAGATACCAGATGATGTGGCACGTATCAACTGCCTTAAGTATAAGGATACCAACGCCAGCACTACTAAGTTCACAGAGATAACTTACATGCAGCCTTGTGAGTTCATTGAGTTTGTACAGTCCCGTAACTCTGCAGACAGTAACGTAACTGCCATCGCTAACGATGATGGAGTAGCCATTAATGTGGTTACAGATGCGCCGCCTACTAGGTGGACATCCTTTGACGAAGAGATTATAACCTTTGATGCATATGACGCTACTAAGGGAACAGGGAATTTAATCGCTGATAGTGTTATAATAGCTGATATCATTCCAGTTAACGACTTCACCGACCCTACGGCTACATTGAAAATGCCTGAACGGATGGAGACTTTAATATTTAATGAAGCGCTTAGTACCTGTAATTATATACTAAGGCAAACGCGTGACCCACGAGCAGATAGACTGGCACGCAGACAGCATGTATCGCTCAGAGAGCAAGAGCATATAACCAACAAAGATTCAAAGGAGGCCAACTATGGCCGTAGTTCACGAAGCGGAAGGTAGAGTAATAGAACATTTAGGTAAAACTAAGGGTGGTAAGGAATTGGTACTAACTCGTAAGCCTAATTGCTCAGTAAGATTGATTCAGTTCACCTCTGGTGGACAGTTACCTGAGTGTTTACAGGGTGGGTATAGTTCGATAAGCTCAGCACAAGAGGCGGTAGCCGCTTATTTATCTACTGAGACTACAATAAAGAAAAGTAATAAGAGAGTAAGTTCAAGTAAGTAGTATATATATATATAGAAGCTCTGGGGAAGCTTCTATTGCATAGCGGCTCAACATGCCGCTTTACTGTATCGTTGCTACCAAGCAACACTTAATAAACATCCTTGTTTCTTTCATCGCGTTCCCTACGCTCTATTATATGGTAATCTTAAATCATGTCAAGAACTATCAACTCTATAGAAGTAAATGTTATAAGCTGTAAAGAAGCTATAACTTTAATACAAGAAGACACCCTGCGACATCTCGAAGAGGTTCCCTTTGGTAATTTCCAATTAGAATTAGACCTTAATCTTGAGGTATATCAATACTCTGAAGATACAGGACACAGTAAAAATTATGTGGTACATGTTAATGGTAACTATGCAGGCTATATGATTATCATGGCGGCGGATATGCTGCATCATAAAGGCACAGTACAAGCAACAACAGATTCATTTTATATAGTACCTGAGTATAGAAGTTCAGGCGCATTCGGAGAGTTACTACGTTATATTGAACAAGACCTCCGTGAGAATAACATTAGATTTTTAACAGTAGGACTTAATCCTAATATGCCTCATTATGACCAGATGAAATTGGCCATGGCACACGTAGGTTATACTCCAACTGAATACTCCGTAACTAAGGAACTATAATGGCAACAGCATTAGCAGTAATAAGCGTAATCAGTGCAGTAGCTGGCGCTAAAGAGCAGCGTAAGCAGAGCAGAGCGCAGAAGAAACAGAACAAATTAACCAACAAGCTGGCAGCAGTTAAGCGGCAGCGTGATGTTAGGCGTAGCATTGCAGCATCCCGTATACAAGTAGGGCAGCAACAGTCAGCTGGATTCCAGTTAGGTGTTAGCGGTGGTACAGCCGTACTAGGTGGTACAGCAGGTGTATTATCTGATACAGCATCAGGTGTAGGTGCATCTAATTTACAATCTGTAGGCCAAGGATTCATTGCCCAGCAATCTGACATTATTAGTTCCTCACAAGGCAGACAAGCTACCTTCGGAGCAGTCTCCAACGTAGCAGGTGGTTTAGCCTTGAACGACAAAGCAACAGCAGCATTAACAAGTTTGGTAGGTTAGTATGAACCATGAATTAATTGACCCGGAAACAGTTGGCACATTAACTACTCAAGAAGCACCAGAAGCAGAGAGTATTATAACTGCCGACAATGTAGCATCTATCTTCTCAAGTCCTCAGAGCGCAGGTAATTCTCGCACTGGGGATTTGTCGGTTCAGAATGCCATGATACAGGGACGACCTACTGACATGCCTACCATTGAGTTAGCTAAGTCTGACTTTGATGCTACAGCGTCACTGGCTGCGTCTGCTGAGAACGTATTCCTTGAACTGGAAGGTAAACTTAGTGATGCAGGTAGAGCCTTCAGTGAAATCTCTCCTGATAATTTACCGGGAGTAATTGAACAACTGGTACAAGGACAAGAACAAGTCAATACCATGCGCGCTAGTCCTGTATCTACAGAGCTGGCAGTAATTCAGAAGGCAGCTAATGTACCACTAGGCCAAGCAGTTAAAGAAGAGCTAGCAGTTAGCTTAGCCATGCGTAATGAAATATCTAAGATGCTAGACGACCAAGGTATGCTTGAATTCGTAGCTGACATCAGCGGTAACTTTGTACCATTCCGTATGGGTCAGGATTTCTCAGACTTACAGGCCAACATTGAGAACAGTCCCGAACTTAACAAGCATCTAAGTGGTGACAACATCACCTCTATGATTAGTACTTGGCAGGCGTTGGGTACAGATAGGAAGTTAAAGCTACTACCTGAACTTACTGAAGCAGTACTGGCAGCTACCGGGGTGGACTACTCCTTAGGCTTGGGCATACCCTTCTTGAAGTCCGACAAGAATGTACTGAATGCTGCAGGTATTCTACTACGTTTCTTACAGCCTGAAGGTGGAGAACGTGCAGAGCTAACCCGTGACATACTAACAGTAGTTGATGTAGTAGGCTTGGGACTAGGTAGTGGTATCCGTGGAGCTAAGAGCACAGCACAGGCAGCTAAAATTAGTACGGCATTAGCCAAGATACCTAAGGGTACTCGTCAAGCAATGGAAGGCTTACTATTGAAAGCGGCTGACTACTCGCGTAGAAAGCATAGCCCGGTTAAACTAATTGCACAGGCTGGTGATAACAAGACTGCAGCAGCAATCAACTTGTCCGTAATGGCTGATAAAGATATTGCCAGAGCGTATGGCATACCAGCTGACGTTGCCTATGGTAACTCTATGCCTATGCAGTTCAATGCCACCAGTCCTGAATGGATAAAGGGGTTAGTATCTGAGACTGCCGAAGCCATGAATGAATACATCCGTGGACAGGCAGGCTTTGTACGTAGCATGACCAGCGAGTCGCGCTTAATGCGTATTGGTGCCTTAGATGCATCCGAACGTAGACTAGTAGTAACCAACTTCGAGCAAGAGATGGCTTCCAAAGGGGAGGACTTACTCCTTGAAGGTATCAGCATGACAGACTTTAAAGTAATTGATGGCACAGTAGGTGCAGATGGCTTTAAGTTTGAGTATACATTAACCAACAGCAAGCAACAGCTTATATCCACCGATGGAACTGGTGTACCAATTAGCAGTACGCATACTGGATTCCGCTCATGGAAAGTGGATGAAGTTACAGGCAACTTTGTAGAGACAGCTAAGGATTTGATGTCGCCAAGTGCCAGTAGTATCCCGGGACTATCACCCGGTACACGCTCAGTAACCAAGCCCGGCTTAGGCCGAGACTTTAATGATGCAGTTAAAGATTCTATTGCCATAGCAGATGTGGAAACAGCTACCAAAGCAGCCATCAATGAGCAGTGGTTAGAGGCTAATGCAACTGTCTCAAGTGCTGGTGATTTAGCAGGACGTGCCCGTATAGATGCAATAGAACTAGCAGGTGATAACTATACTAACAAAAGTTCACAGATTACAGGCCGTGTATTCACAGAGCGTGAGCTTATTGCAGGTGTTCACACTGATAGTGGCACCATACATTTGACTAAGCCTAATGAAGTGGAAGCTTACTATAAACGTAGAGTGTTCTCGGATAGTATCCATAGCATGCGTAACTATGCATCACGTAGAGAGCTACAGCTTGCAGGCTTTGAGAATTCTATCGTAGTTAAAGGAGCACCGTTAGCAGTCAAACGATTTGATACATCAGAGGCAGCTATCATATCAGCGTCACAACGTCCCGGCTATGCCGTATGGCTTTCAGAGCATGACGTAAGCACAGTGTTAACGCCAGCATTGATACAACAACAGTATGATGCAGGTAAGGTTTTAGTACGTTCTCGTAATGACTGGAACACCTCAGGTGCTAGCGAATTAGCTGGTGGTGGTGAGGTAGTGGAGTATGTTTTCATAGAACCAAATAAACTAATGAACCTACCAGAACAAGTTTTACATTATAAGGTGGGGTATGTTCCTAAGATTGATTTGAACGTAGAGTTTGTAGTTAAACAGAAACGTACAGTTAACAAACAGGGTGTACCCGGACATACTCAGGACAGTGTGATAGGTAAGTTTGCATCAGAACAGGATGCCGATACATTCCTACAACGTCAAGTTGATTTACTATTGGCCAAAGACCCAGCATTGGTGCCAGAAGAAGTAGCCCTGCAGTTTGAGAAGGTAGGCGCAGGTGGTATGTCTCAGTTAGAGCGCATGGAAGGTGCATTGGGTGGCCAAGGTGGGTTATATACTGGTGTACGTAGCCGTGATGAGATACTAATGGGTTTAGATGGTGACAAAGTGGAACGTATGGCTCCCGGAGAAGCATTTGGGCGGTACATTGACCACATGGGTAACATACTATCCCGTAATGAGTGGAGAATAGGCCAAGAGAGGCGCTGGTTGAACACAGTTAAGGAAATGGTTGCAGCTACTGGAGAGAAAATAGATATCCGTGGCTTTAATGGCACCAACTTACCTAATACTCCCTTAGGCAAAGCTCTTGCAGTTAAACGGGACTACTTGAACACCGTTAACCGTGTACCTACCAGACAAGAGAGTATGTTTGAGGGTGCAGCACAGAAGTATCATGATTGGGCGTTGAATGGTGCTCGTGGTATGGGACTTAATAAGAATGCAATCAAGCATGCACTGTGGCTTAAACATGCTGACCCAATAGCGTCAGTACTAACGGCTAATATGCACCTGTACTTAGGAGCAATGAACCCAGCTCAGATTTACGTACAAGCGTCAGCTGCAGTAGTGGCATTGTCCTTAAGTAAGATTAGTAGTATGCCTCACATCATGGCAAGCACTGCTAAATTTGCTATGTTAGATAATGTTAAGAACGAGTCAGCACTAGCGAAGCTACTTAGCAAGCTCACAGGTATGGATGATGCAGTAGCAAGGGAAACAGAAATGTACCTAGCATGGCAGCGCTCAGGCTTACTTGAATCAGTACGTGGCAATGCGGATATGAATTACATGTCAGCCACTGGCTTAGGTATGACCGATGATATTCTACGTAATGGCGGTAATGCTAGCCTACTATTCTATCGAGCAGGAGAGCTGGCTAACCGACGTATAAGTTTTATATCTGCGTTCACTAACTGGCAGGCTGAGAACTCGTCAGTAGTATTGTTGAAGGATGGTAAGTTTGTTAATGATGATGCACTGGCTAAGATAGTGAACATGGCTAACCAAACAATGCTGGAACTTAACGGTGCTAACAAAGCATGGTTCCAAGGTGGAGCTGATAAGGCAGCGCCGCAACGGATAGCTGCAATGTCAACACAGTTCCTACAGGTACTGGCTAAGACAGTTGAAGCTACCTTTAAGGGTACTAAACGAGGAGGCTTTACTACTCAGCAGAAAGGCCGTATAGCAGCAGGGCAGTTGTTGTTCCATGGAGCAGCTGGTGTACCGTTAGTCTCGATAGGTGCCGCAGCAATGGTAGACTGGTTAGGTGTAGCAGATGATGATGGTGTCCTTGCCAATACTATTAACCAAGGCATGACAGGTGTTATAGCACAGCAGGTATTTGGTGCAGACATTGAAGTGGCAAACCGAGCAGCATTACTGCAGGGTACACTGTCTTCAAGTCAGGACATTATGATGAGCAAAGACCCTATGTGGAAGAAGCTGTTCTCCTTAGCAGGTACAACAGGTGAGCGAGTTAGTTCAGCCGTACAAGATACTAGCATGGTGCTACGTTCTCAAGTGTTCACGACTATGGCAGAGCTATCGCCAATGTTGTCACATAACAGAGCTGGTGAGACTGAGATGTCAGTACCTACCATGATTGAAACTGCTACAGATATTGCTACCATCTGGGCTGGTGTTACTACATCAGGACGTAACCTACTTAAGGCACGTATGATGCACAATGCAGGCAAGATACTTGACCGAAGAAGTAGACTAACTCTGGATGAAAGCAGAACCCCGTTTACTTTTGCGGATAAGCTTGGAGTTGCGTTTGGATTCCAGATGACGAGAGAGGCACGTAAGCGCATCATGGTTAACACCCGTAAGGATATAGAAGAGGAGATTAGCGAAGCAGCTCAGACAGTTATCAAGGCATACCATCGGTACATTTACACCCATGATATGAACCCGGCTTATGCGGATACAGTTACCAGAGTAACACAGCTTATGCATGAGACACTGGACAATGAGTGGAAGATTGAAAGGATGATGTCTCTCGTTAATAAAGAGATATACAATGAGCCTACGTCAGCTGAAAATAGAGAGCTGAAGTCCTTCTTTGAACGTACAGTACCAGAACGCTTAGCGGAAGGTGTTATACTTGATACAGATGTAAGCTTAGGCAAGATATTTAGAGAGCAAGCAATAGTACAACCGTTCCAGAAGATACTCGAACAGGAGAATAAATAGTGGCACAATCACCGTTCCAAACGTCAGGTAATGTAGCCGACATTGCACCCGTAGCATTAACAGGAGGGTTCACGCCCTCTACGGGCATAGCAGATGTAATACAGACCGCCGCTAATGTGGCCATACCCTTGATACAAAAGAACCACACGGACAATATCACCGATGCTATTAATGTTCAGGCTGGAGCAGTTAGCTTAGCACTTAAGGCAACTAGATTCCCGTCCATCAAAGATAGCGTGTTCAGTGAGGAGGCACTAGCTAATCCTAACGTAGCCTTAGCATTGAAAGAGTATACCTTGATTCAGGATGCAGCCAAGCAGGGTAGACTACCATCTAACTTCGTACTGGAGCGCCTTGAGTTAGCACAGAACGAGGCTATTCGTAATGCTCCTGAGTTTGAGGATGAGATACGTGGAGCCATGAGAGATGCAACTGGCCAAGACCCTAAGAAAGCATTGTTCAGTCGTATGCTACAAGAGACTACAACCAAGACTGTCCAGCAGAAAGCACAAGAGCAGTTAGAAATACAGGCAATCAAGATAGGTACCACTGTAGAGCAAGTGATAGGCATGAACCAGACAGCTGCAAGAAGCGAGATGGAGAGCCAACGCTTAGACTTGTTAGCCAAGCAAGGTAAGTACACCCTGAACACATTAGGTAGCCATGTAGTTAATCGTGGGTCTACTCTAGTTAGTGCCGTGATGACTAATGTTCTAGCACTCACTAAGGATGGCGGTAGTATTGATACAGATACGCAGAATGTACTTGAGCAACAGACAATGGCAGCATTCAACGCAACCATAGAGTCACTGCTTGCCAAAACAACTGGCCTGAATGTATCAGGTGCAGAGATTCAAGCAGAGATAGCACCGTTGATTACTCAGCGTGATACCACCCTTAAGATGATTAAAGATGGCACCATGACTAAGCTACTTAACCAGAACAGCAACGAGTTAGTGGCAGATGCACAGAATACGTTCCGTAATAACCCTGAGTATGGGTCGTTATACAATGTAATGGGTGCTGACATGATGCTTAAGTTTGTAGAGTTCAAGGCTAAGTTTGAGAGCACTCCAGCAGGTGCCAAACTAGCTAAGCTGTTCAACAAGAAGCTGGCACAGATTGATAACATTAATACTATCCTGCAACAAGGCTCCTTGATTGGTGATGGTGCAGAGTTAGAGACTCAGGCAGATAAGCAAGCCCGTATCGTATCATCTATTGGCGTATTGTCCATTAACGTAGATAGTAATGAAGAGTTTCAACTGGCTGCATTAGCAGACATTCAGAAGTATGGTGGTGAGGACTTAGCATGGTCTACCTTTGCCAACAACGACGTGTTAACAGCAACAGCTACGAGCAACAAGCTTAAGGCCGCATTCATTAACATGCAAGTGGCAACTACTGCAGGCTTAGGCCAAGAGTTAGTGGAACTAGCCAGTGTACAAGGCGTAGACTTAGCCCGGTTAAATCTTAACAGTGAGGGTGAACTAATCCGTACTGCATTACCAGCAGGGGAAACTATATTCCAGAGCAGTATCAGCCGTGAGGCAGATGCACAGATGGGTGAGTTTATTAAGCGTTACAACAGAGCCAACGTTATATCAGCTAACGCCAGCTTGCGCGGTATCATACCATCAGCAAGGTATAGTGGTAGCCAAGACTATTGGAACACAGTGAGCGCAACAGCAAGAGAGATAGTGAAACCAAAGGATACAGCTAATGTTAAACGTAAAGTTATTAAGGGCGCTGACGGTAAGCTTACTTTTAGCACTGGGGGTTAATATGGCAGTTATAGCAACACCGGGAACCCGGCCAGTAGAAGTACCAACAATAGAAGCACCAGCTCAACCACAAACTCCAATAGTATTTGATGATGGTGGGGCAGGTGACGTGCATAATGTGTCATTCGGTGGCACTGACTATGAATTCCCTGCAGAATCGACAGACGATGAAATATTAGAGTTCCTTAACCAAATCCCTGCAGAAGAGGAGGAGGAGACTAAGGAGCCACAGGAACCATTTAGAGAGGAAGTTATTATCAAGAAGGATGAAGGTGTCAAGAAGAACAAAGAAGGCAAGCACGTAGCATACGCTGACAGTGAAGGTCATCAGACAGGGGGCAGAGGGCACTTACTTAGCAAGGAGGAGAAGAAACTCTACCCTGAAGGTACGGTTATTCCCGAAGCAGTAGTTAAGCAGTGGTTCAAGGAGGATATGGCAGTAGCCGATGAAGACTTAACCAGCATACTGGAAGCTAAGAAGGTACACATACCAGATGAAGCCTTTGACGTACTATTGAACATGTCATTCAACTTAGGCAAGAAGCGGTTACTAGGCTTTAAGCGGATGTGGGCTGCAGTAGAAGATGAGGACTGGTTAGAGGTTAGCCGTGAGATGTTACTCAGTGCTGATAAGACAGGCAAGTCTCTATGGTGGAAGCAGGTAGGTAAGAGAGCTGAACGATTAGCACGTAGGATGGCAGCACTAGCTCCAGCACCCGTAGTTGATACCGCCGTAGCTCCATAAATTGCAGACATAAAAAAGCCCTCCAAGGAAGGAAGGCTTCTTATCTTATTAAAGTGTAGTACGTGCAATAGTCCCGGCGTTACGCTCCATGATACGTAGTATCTGCTTAGCTGAGTCACCTAGCATGGTATTAGCATTAACTAAGTTCATAAACTCTACCACACCTTGAGCCTTCAGCTCTTTAATCATCTGCTCTTTGTCACAGAAGTTGCCACAACAAATGCCAACCTCCCCTTTGTACTTCAATGATACTCTACTCATTATATATTCCTATATGCATGGTATATAAATACTACGGCACTGAGTACTAATCCAGCACATAATCCTAATCCACAACCTACAACAAATACAACAGCTATCAAGAAGATACACCTGTAGTACAGCCCGTTGCACCATAGAAGTGAGTAGCTGCTGCTTGTCTAGCATCTGCAATAGAGTCGTAGCTACTAGCATTAACGTAACCATACACATCAAGAGAACCACGAACATAACCCAAGGTATACACAATCCCCATATCTTCAGAGAAATCGGCAAGGCGCTTAAGGTGGACATTCTGTACTGTTTCTTTATCTAACCCTGCACCTTGGGCATAGGCATAGCACGCTACCTCGTGCTTAGCTTTGGCCAAGCCTACATCATACTCGCTGGCATGTGATTGGCTCACTGCGAATAGGAAAGAACACGACGTTAGTACAAATATTACTGCGATTGATTTAAGGAATTTAATTTTCATGGTTAAGTTACTCTTTAATGATGGCTACGATGGCTTGTTCTACTACAATTAACACGCGTTTGCCGTTAAGTTTATCTTCTACTGTATTGTTCAAGTCACCGTAGATGATTGTGTCACCTACTTTAACATCTATTGCCATCCGTCCTGAGGACATCAAGCGTCCGGCTCCTACGGCTAGTACCTTGGCATGTAACACCTTCATGTCCTCGCCTGCTAATACTATACCGCCTGCGCTGAGGTGGTCTACATCAAATGGTTCAATAAGAACCCGGTCATTTAGTGGTATGATTTCTTTCATTTAATCTAATCCTCAGGATAAAGGCCGAAGATACCACAAAGTACTAATGGTACGACACCTACAATTAATAGAACAAAACCTGCTGCACAAGTGCAGCCTACTGCAAGCCACTCGCCTATGTCTTTCCAGTTCTGAATGTACGCTTCTTTAAAAATTACTTGTTTCATTTAGTTTCTC